TTGCAGCAATGATAAGGGATAGCGATAGATTAAGAGAGGTTGTTTCTGATGCTAAAAGTAGAGATAGTGGCAATACGACAATGCACAAGAAGTTTCCTGGCGGTCATATAACAATTTCTTCTTCTGGAAGTCCAGCAGGTCTTGCTTCACGTCCCATACGTTGTCTATTTTTAGATGAGGTTGATAGATTTGAGCATAACGTAAAAGGAGAAGGATCTCCTATATCATTATCAATCGCTAGAACCAAAACCTTTTTTAATCGCAAAATCTTTATGTGCAGCACACCAACTATAAAAGGTATATCTGCTATTGAATCTGCTTTTGAAGAATCAGACCAAAGATATTACAACGTCCCTTGCCCAGAGTGTAATCATAAACAAATATTGAAATGGAAAAACGTAATATGGGATGAGGATAAACCAGAGACAGCAGCTTATGCTTGCGGAGACTGCGGATCATTAATTGAAGAATCTAGCAAACAATGGATGATAAACAACGGAGAATGGATTGCTACTAATGCATTAAACAAAACAGCAGGCTTTCATATATCTGAACTTTATAGCGTTTGGTCAACTTGGGCTGATATGGCCACAAATTTCCTTGAAGCTAAAAAGAACCCAGAAACATTAAAGACATTTATAAATACTGCACTAGGAGAATCGTGGGAAGAGCAATCAGATGGCGTTGAATATGAAACTTTGTTAGAACGTAGGTTAAATTATGACCATACTGCTATTCCAGAAGATGTATTAGTTATTGTTGCTGGGGTTGATACCCAAAAAGACCGATTGGAAATTTCATTAACTGGCTTTGGTCGTAACTATGAAGCCTGGGTATTAGACCACCGCATATTCTGGGGAGATCCTAACGCTTCTAATGTTTGGTCAGACTTAGATGCTTTTTTAAAGATGCGTTTTAAAACTGAGTCTGGAAGGGTGATGCCTATATCTTGTACTTGTATAGACTCAGGTGGCCATCATACTAACCAGGTATACCAATTCACAAAGCCAAGACAAGCTAGAAGAATATTTGCAATTAAAGGTTTAAGTGTTGCAGGTAAGCCAATAGCTAATAAACCTACATTTGTAGGTAAGAATAAAGCAGTTTTGTATGGTGTTGGTACTGATTCAGCTAAAGAAGCTATATATGCTCGCTTAACTACTGATGTTAATGAATCTACCTTGCATTTTCCTTCTGATGTTGATGAGGAATACTTTAAGCAGCTAACAGCAGAGAAAAGGGTTGCTAAGTTCATTAGAGGGCGTAAGTCACTTGTCTGGAAACAAGTTAGGCCAAGAAACGAAGCATTAGACTGTTTAGTGTATTGTTTTGCTGCTATTTACATACTTAACCCTAATTGGGACTTGATAGAACAAAAGACGTTGATGGGAGAGAAGGAGGTCGTACCTCAAGAGAATAAGAATCCATTAATTAGGCAAAGATCAAGGCAAAATGACAATTTTGCTAATAGTTGGAAAGATACATAAAACGTACTTCAGATTGTTGACATTTATATTTTGGTGCATAGCTTTAATAGTAGATATATCAAATTATTAATGAGGTTTTTACTTGAGTAACGCTTTTGATTCAACCAATTACCCAAACCAAGTACCTGATGCTTTACAAAAATCAGACTTTTGGGCATGGAAAAGATCAGATTTAGCTTCTGATTATCCGCTTGCTGATTATTCCTTAAAGTACAAGTTTTATCTTATTAGCGGAACTACTGCTGCAAATTTTACAATTACAGCTTCAGAGAGTAATAACGAGTATGTATTTGAAACATCTAGCACAACATCTTATACAGCAGGTGATTACAGATGGACTGCAATTATTATTAAAACAGCAGGATCAGTCGAGGCAGTCATTGGTGAAGGATATACAACTGTAATTGATGATGCTGTTAGATCTCATGCAAAGATTGTTCTTGATTCAATAGAAGCTGTTATAGAAGGTCGAGCAAATATGGATCAAAGCAGTATGAGTATTGCAGGTAGATCACTTTCCAGAATGTCTATTGATGAGTTATTAACATTTAGAGATAGGTACAAAACTGAGTGGTTAAAAGAAGTTAAAGAAGCTCGAATTAAAAATGGCATGACTACTGGCAACACTATAAGGGTGGAATTTTAATGGCTTGGTACAATAATTTACTAAAAAGAAGAAAAGAATCTAAACCAATTAACTTGAACCAGAGATCCTTTCAAGGTGCTAACACTGGTAGGCTGTTTTCTGATTTTAAATCAACTTCAGCTAGTGCTGATTCAGAAATACAACCTAATCTAAGGATATTAAGAGCAAGGGCTAGAGAATTAGCTAGAAATGATACTTATGTATCAAGATATTTAAATTTAATGATTTCTAATGTCGTTGGCAAGGCTGGTATTAGAATTTCCTCAAAAGCCAGAGATGATAATGGATCTCTGGATATTTTGGCAAATCAGCAAATAGAAGCTGCTTGGAAGGAGTGGTGTCATAAGGGCATTTGCGTTGCTAATGGAAGAATGAGCTTTTTAGATGCCCAAAAGATGTTTATTGAAACTATAGCCAGAGATGGCGAGGTATTAATAAGACATATTCCAACAAAATCTAATAAATTTGGTTATTCAATACAGTTTTATGAAGCAGATCACCTGGACGAAGATTTTAACGATACTGCTAGCAATGGAAACACTATTAAAATGGGTGTTGAGGTTGATTCTTTTGATAAACCTGTTGCTTACTACCTATTTAAAGATCATCCATACGATACTTTATATGCAACATCAAGAAAACATATAAGAGTACCAGCAGAAGAGCTATTACATTGCTATATACCAACAAGGCCAGAACAAACTAGGGGTGTTTCTTTGGTTGCTACTTCTATGGCTAATATTAAGATGTTAAATGGTTATTATGAAGCAGAGATAGTTGCAGCTCGTACAGCAGCAAGCAAAATGGGCTTCTTTACCTCTCCAGATGGCAATTCATACGTTGGAGATGGTGTTGAGGATAGTTATGCTCCAGTTATGTCAGCTCAAGCAGGTACATTTGAGCAACTACCAGCAGGTATGCAGTTTCAAACATTTGATCCTAGTCATCCGTCAACTGCATTTGATTCATTCACAACTTCGATATTAAGAGGCATAGCCTCTGGTTTAAACATCTCATATCATTCATTAACAAATGACCTTACTTCAGTTAATTACAGTTCTATTAGGCAGGGAGCTTTAGAGGACAGGTCTATGTATCAAATCTACCAGAAGTTTATGGTAGAACATATGTTAGAGCCAATATTTAAGAAATGGCTTGAAATGTCTATATCAACAGGGGCTATAAACCTACCTATAGCCAAATTTGACAAGTTTTTTAATGCTACAAATTACGTTTGTAGAGAATGGTCTTGGATTGATCCTTTAAAAGAAATACAAGCAAACGTAGTAGGTTTGCAAAACGGAATAACGACATACTCAGATATTGCAGCCTCCCAGGGTAGAGACGCAGAAGAGCTAATGGAAATGCACCAAAAAGAAAAAGATCTTATGGATCAATACGGAATTAAGTCTGCTTATCAGCCATTTGGTCAAAAGCAGCCTGTTCCAGCAGATATTGAAGGTGTAGATGATGAAAGTTAGGGCGTATGGGAAACGATTGCCTAATCGTGGGGTTACTCATTTAACTGGTGGGAGAGGGTAACACTTATGTCAGAAAATTTAATAACAACTAGCGAGGAAAATGAAATGGATGATATTAATATTGAAAACACCATTTCTGAAACTGATGACGTTGTAGAAACTGAACTAGAGGAAGTGCAAGCTGAATCTGAAGAAGTGGAAACTACTGAACCAGAAGAAATGGCTGTTGAAGTTGAAGAGGGTGAAGAGGATAGATCAGTATCTAGTGAAATAGCATACAGAACAATTGATTTATCTAAAGCATCTTACATTGATGAAGAAAACAGAACTGTAAGAATTGGTGTATCCAGTGAGCAGCCTGTTTCTAGATCATTTGGTTTAGAGGTACTAGACCATAAAAGAGAATCTATAGACACTGCGTTTATGGATAGTAAAACTGCACCTTTTTTACTTGACCATGATATGTCTCAAGTTATTGGAGTGGTTGAGGATTTTAAAATTGATGAAACAGCAAAAAGGACAACTGCTGTAGTTCGCTTTGGGAAAGGAGAGCTTGCTTCGGAGATTTTTGAAGATGTAAAAGACGGAATAAGAAAAAACATATCCGTTGGATACAAGGTAAATAAAATGGAACGTGATAGCAATGACATTATTGGCGATCATTACAGGGCTACTAGCTGGTCTCCTATGGAGATTTCAAGCGTTAGTATTCCAGCAGATCAATCAGTATTAGTCGGAGTTGGGCGTAAAAATAAACAAGAATTAAATTTTAAGGATATTAAAATGTCAGAAGAAAATAAAATAGATTCAAATGCTATCAGAAGTGAAGCTACTGAATCTGCTAAAGCAGAAATGCTAAAAAATGCTAAAGAAATTTCAGCATTAGGTAAGCATCATGGTCAAAGAGATTTGGCTGATAATGCTATTCAAAATGGAATGAGCGTTGAGCAATTCAGAGGAGTATTACTAGATAACATATCTAATGATAAGCCTTTAGACGTTGCACCAGCAACAGTTGGACTTAACCAAAAAGAAAAAGGCGAATACTCTCTAATAAGAGCTATTAACGCTGCTTCAACAGGTGACTGGTCTAAAGCTGGTTATGAAAGAGAACTATCAGAAGATATAGCTCAAAGAACAGGTAAGGAAGCTAGAGGTTTTTATATGCCTTCAGACCTTAACTGGGGACAAAGAGATCAAACTGTTTCACCAACAAGTGCTGGTGGATTCTTAGTTGGTACAGATCATCTTGCAGATCAGTTTATTTCAGCTTTATACGCTAAATTAACTGTTGGTGAGCTTGGTGCTAGAGTTATGACTGGACTTAAAGGCAATGTTGCTATTCCTAAGTTATCAGCAGAAACAACTAATACTGCTTTTGTTGCTGAAGGTGGAGCTCCTACTGAAGGTGCTGCTACTTTTGCTCAAGTAACTATGACTCCAAAAACTTTGGCTTCATACGTTGATTGTTCTAGAAAACTAATGCTTCAATCTGATCCTTCAGTAGAAGCTGTACTAAGAAATGACATCATCTCTCAGTTTGCTAGAAAAATTGATAGTGTTGCTATTAATGGCGGTGGTTCTAATGAGCCTTCAGGAATTATTCCAGGAGTTCCATCAGGAAACGTAGTTGCTATGGGTACTAATGGTCTTGCTCCAACTTATGCAAAAATCGTTGAGCTTATTAAAGCTGTAGACGTTTCTAATGCAATGGGCGGAAATCCATCATTCCTAACTAACCCTAAAGTTGTTGCTGCTCTAAGAACTATAGCAAAACAATCTGGCGGTGCTGAAGGCAACTTTATCATGGAAGCTGCAAGTGACATCTTAGGTTACAACATAGCATCTACTACTTTAGTTCCTTCTAACCTTGCAAAAGGTACAGGATCTAACTTGTCAGCAGCTATATTTGGTGACTTCACTAATGTAATGCTTGGATTCTGGAGTGGGGTTGACGTAGTAGTTGATACTTCTTCTTTATCTACTTCAGGTGGAACAAGGCTAGCTTTTTTCCAAGATTTAGATGTAGGAATCAGAAGAGGAGAAGGCTTCTCAGTAATAAAAGACATCATTGCTTAATTAGTAATATTGTTGAGGGTAGCCTTCATTGGCTACCCACTTTTTAAAGGAAAAATTATGGAAATTAGAATATTAAAAACAACACACGTAAGAGGTGTTCCTAGACATGAAGGCGAAGTAGTAGAAGTAACTGCTGCTGAAGCTAGACAATTTATATCAGGCGGATGTGCAGAGGATGTAAGCCACAAAGATAAACCGCTTAAAAACAAATCAACAAAGGCTATTAAAAAGAGATAGTAATGCCATTAGAAAGTAGCAGAGATTTTGATTCTTACGTTAATCCTCAGATTGGTGGGGTTTCTGCTACCTTTTTTGAAGTCCAAAATTCATTATGGGATTCAAGGCTAGGTTTGATTAATACCTGGTTTGATATTGATTCTGGTAACTCAACCAATATTAATATCATCATAGATCAAGACTTTTTTAACATACAAGGTAAAAGCGTTTCAGTTGAAGGGTATCAACCCAGAGCAATGGTAAAGGCTACAGACGTTCCGTATATATCTATTGATGATAGGTTAGTTGTAAATGCAATAACTACCAACAACGGATCTACATTAACTCCAGAAACTAATTTTATTGTTGTTAATGCTCAACCAGATAATGTGGGCATGGTTAATCTTGTACTGGCGGTTCAATAATGAGCCAGTACCTAATGGAAACCGAAGAGGACATGGCAGGATATCTTGATATTGATTATGGGCATGGCGTTTCAGCTATCTATACTAATAGTAGTGGAGCTACATCAACTATTAATATTATTTTAAATAATGAATATGTTGAACAAGAAGGGTTTGAGGTTGCTGTTGAAGCTACTCAGCCTATGGCCTATTGCAGATCAATAGACGTTCCAAGTATTGCTCATGGTAATACTTTACAAGTTTCAGCAGTTAAAGATGTTGAGGGCAATACATTAAGTCCAGCAGCAAACTTTACTATTGTTTCTATCCAATCAGATAGAACAGGTTTTACAGCTTTGGAGTTGGAGAAAATATAGATGGCCAATCATGTAAGACAACAAATACGAGAGCAGATAGCATCTACTCTTAATAATTTAACTACAACTGGAAATAAAGTTTATCAGTCTAGGGTTTACCCTTTGGAAACAGGTGGAACTCCAGCATTATTGATATACACAAAATCAGAGGATTCTGAGCCAGTTGTAATAGGAACTAACAGATTAACTAGTAGAAATTTATCTGTTGCAGTTGAGATTTATGTAAAAGCTACATCAAATTTTGATGACACTATAGACACTTCTTCAAAAGAGGTTGAAACAGCTATAGCTGCTGATCCAACATTAAATGGATTAGCTAAAGACTGTTACTTGGAAAGTACAGAGATTGAATTTAACGCTGAAGGAGAAACGCCACTTGCGTATGCTACTTTGACATTTTTAACCAACTACTATGTCCAGGCTCAAGCCCCAGACGTAGCAGTTTAACGAGGCAAGTAATTATGAAATTAATTAGTCCAAATGGTAAGGATTCTATTGATGCTCCAGAACATAAAGTGGCGTATCTAAAAGAAAAGGGTTGGA